AAGATTGAAGTTGATCCACAACCTGATAATAACTCTTTTAATGTAAAAGTACACTTCACAGTCGTTGGGTTAGACCTGCCAATACAAGCCTTCTCCTTTATATTGGAGGCAACGCGATAAAAAATGCCTTATACACAGTTTACTAACTTAGATTTTGACCAAATTAAGGTTCAAATTAGAGAATATCTCCGTGGTAACTCTAATTTTACGGACTTTGACTTTGAAGGATCTAATTTTTCGGTCTTAATTGACACTCTTGCCTACAATACTTACATTAATGCATTCAATGCTAACCTTGTAGTCAATGAATCCTTCCTGGATAGTGCCACAGTCCGTGAAAATGTGGTATCACTGGCAAGAAATATTGGTTATATACCCCGTTCTAGGACCGCTGCAAGGGCACAGATCAAATTTGAGGTACCAACTGACACATCAAGCTCTACATTGACCTTAGAACCTGGTCTGGTGTGTGTTGGTGCAGCAGATAATACATCTTATCGCTTCTCAGTTCCCGAAAGAATCACTGCTAGAGTAAAAAATAAGGTTGCAGTCTTCGGAGATGATACAAATCCAATTACAGTCTTCCAAGGATCATATTTAACACGTCAATTTAGCGTTGATACTTCAATAGATCAGCGTTATATTCTTGATAATCCTAATATTGATACCTCTACAGTCAGAGTTTACGTCTCTGGTGCCAATGATACTGGTCTTGGTAGAGAATTTAAGCATATTGACAATATTTTAAACATTGATAAGTATTCTGAAATCTTCTTGATGCAAGAAGTTCAGGAAAATCGTTATGAAATTATGTTTGGTGACGGTTATTTTGGAAAAGAATTAGAAACTGGCAATATTATTACTGTTAGATACATTGTTACTGATGGTGCAGCAGGTAATGGACCTGCAATATTCGATTTCCAAGGTAATTTCTCTGATGAAAAGAATATCAGAGTCATTCCTACCGCATCAGTCAGCGTTAATACCGTCCAGAAGGCGTCTAACGGTGGTAGTGTAGAGGATGTTAAGTCAATTAAGTACTTCGCTCCTAGACTCTATTCAGCGCAGTATAGAGCGGTTACATCAAGGGACTATGAAGCAATCATTCAGTCCATCTATCCTAGCACTGAATCTGTTGCAGTTGTTGGTGGAGAAGAGTTATCACCTCCTAGATTTGGTACTGTTCAAATTAGTATTAAACCTAAGAATGGTACATACGTTTCAGACTTTGATAAGCAGCAGATCCTGAATAAACTTAAGTCTTATTCAATTGCAGGTATCAAGCAATCAATTATTGATCTGAAAGTTCTCTATGTTGAACTTGATAGTAATATCTACTATAACTTATCACAGACTGCTAGTGTTGATAACCTGAAGAGTAATGTCACATCAGCACTTACCAATTATTCTAAAGATGTTGATATGAATCGCTTTGGTGGGCGA